GCTGAGCCGCAGTCTCACCAGTGTTCTGCTGTTCAGGGCGGTCCTGAGCCGTTTGACCAGACACAGGCGCAGTAGTCGTCGGAGAAACCACACCCTGCCGCTTCTGCGACTCACGCAAACGGCGTTCTTCCTCAGTCTCGCGAACCAAACGACCACTCGCCTTGTCATAAACAACAGCCATAATTATGCTCCCAACTCACGCAATGCGGCAGCAGCCGCAACAATGTCCTGCTGCTTCCGCAAATTTAACTCCCTAATGTACGCATCCAACTCGGCTTGGTCAGCGGCTTCTTCCATCGCAATTTTATTCAACTCATCCTGAATGGACTGTTGTTCCAAACCAAGATTTCGCTGCAGTTGAGCCGCATACTGCTCAAGCCCCCTGCGCTGGATACCAGAACGCACATTAGGTCCAGCCAAACCACGCTTGCCGAACTGCTCCATCTGGGGTCGGAAACCCTCAGTGTATTCGCGACGCAAATCAGCAATCCGCCTAGAGCCACGCTGCTGACCGAGGAACGCTGACTGCTGACGGGCAATAGACCGCTGGGAGCGGCGACGCTGCGCAGAAGCCACAGACTGCCCATAATCACCGAAATAAATGTCAGCCATGCTCACACTAATACCCCTTTCGTTCCTTGGAAACATTGGGGTTTATGGCATTTTCCAAATCCGCAATCCTGCGGTTTAGCCGCCCCAACTCCGCCTGAAGGCTGGTAAAAATCTGCTGCAAGGCATCCTTGTCCGTACCAGTCAAAACAGACAAAAACGGGGTATTCCATCTATCCATCAGAAAGTCACCGTCCCAGTTCCAGCAGTAAAAGTAAAAATTTTAAAACCGCCGCTAGTTGTTTTAGTGTAGGTTAAGCCCCCACCGATGGAAAACGGGTCGTCAAAGTTGTCGGCATAACGCATGATGACAATGCCCGAACCGCCACCCGCTCCGTTACCAAACGGGTTGCCGCCGCCACCACCGCCCGTGTTCGCAACACCAGCAGTTGGACCGAAACCGTTTACTGCACCGCCAACACCACCGCCACCAAGTCCGCCTTCTTGGTAAGAACCAAAAGCCGAGTTGCCTCCACCGCCACCGTAATAGGTTAGCGTGCCAGTAATGCTAGATGTCGGGCCATTTTGACTTCCACCATCACCACCGTTGCCGCCACCCGTTGTAGTCCTACCACCGCCAGTTCCCACACCACCAAAACCAGTTGTGCTTCCGTTACCACCCTTATAACCAGTTTCACCAAAAAATGTGGAATCAGCCCCTGCAGCGCCAACCGTGACAGTTCCAGAATTAGGGTTAGTTAAAGTGCCAGCAGCCATACCGCCGCCGCCACCACCCAACCCATAATGGTCGTTAGTCCAGTTACCGCCACCACCCGAACCACCCCCACCAACAGCAATAAACTCAACCGTAGAAGGAGTATTACGAGAACCAGCACCAGCAAGAATTTGCATTACGCCACCGTATTGCCAACAAGCACCCACTCGTTAGCCGCAATCTTAACAACAGTAGCCAAAGAATACTGCCCATTCATTTTCACACGAGTACCCTGCGCCCTAAGGGTCACACCACTAGCACCAACAACCGTAACCTGACCAGCACCTAACTGCAACAAGTTAACTTGGTCACCAACATCAAAGTTCACTGACGCATCGGCAGGAATCGTCAAAGTAACAGCAGAAGCATTACTCAGCGTAACCAACTTGTGTGCATCAGTAATTACCAGCGTATAAGTAGTTCCAGTCTGAGCATTAAGCGTCAAATTATCCAACTCGGCAGAACCAACAGAACGGTCAGCCAACTTTGCTTGCGTAACAGCATTAGTAGCAATCTTCCCTTCTGTCACCGCCGAATCAGCCAACTTGGCATTCGTAATAGAACCACTATCAATGTTTGTCCCATCGGACAAACCCTCAGAAAAAGTTTTAACAGCATTAAAATTAGCGTTAACTTCCGAAGCAATAGCAGGAGTGCCATTAGTAAATGTATTAGGAATATTCAAAGTTGCCATAATTAGCCTTTCACTCGCCTAGATTGATACTTGTAACCAATACTGTTGATACCCCACGCTTGAGAAGGCGGACCAATAAACTCAAGTTGAATAGACCTAGCCATACCCAAATTTCGTCCAGTACGCAAAATAGAACTAATAGCACCACTAGACCAGTTATCGCCCCACACACCAGAACCCCAAATTAAACCACTAGAGGTTCCAGTTTGAACAATGTCAAAAATCTTTGACTCAGAACCAGCACCCTCCTGAAAGTCGCGATAAACCTTAACGGTTATCGCTTGAGGCAAACTGGATTCTTTGACAACAAAATCAGGGCGACGAAACATTTTCTTCTGCATGTAAGTTCCGCCATCAAACCAGCGGGTTTTATAGTACGACTGAAACGCCGTAGGAGTACCATCAATGTTGTCCTGCTCCTCGCCATACAAATCAACCTTGAGAACCCAACCTTCGGTTGGGTGACACATCAACCTGTAGTCGTTTTCCTGTGCATCAGACCAATCGCAACCACCAACCAAACCAGCACCATCGGCGGTAGAAAACTGCATAAAAACACCACCACGAATAGTTGGGTCAAACACAAAATTGACAGTTGGGTCGGTGACAGTGGACTCCCTAGAAAATGGTGCGGAAATCCAAATACGACGACCAATATAAGAAACACTCAGTTTTTCGTGCGCACTGGGATTAATGTAACCCAAATCCAAAGCGGGCTTCAAATTGTCAAACAAATACTGCAACGACGAACCATTGTAGTAATACAAACCATTATTGTGGCTATAGAAATACACGCCCTCTTCTGTCTGCGCCACTTGGTCATGGGACAACGCGCCAATGCGCGTAGTCAACTCAACAACCTGAAAATTCGCTGAAGAATAACCAAACAACAAATAAATAGCGTTCGGCTTAAAAATAACCAACTGTCCACCAACAACAGCCAAACCAGTAATACCAGTACCGCCACCCTCAATATCAATATAATCATCTTGGTCCCAGTTATCTGGAACATTCTCAATAGACCAACGCAAACGATTCGGATAATCAACAGTCGCCTCATGCGTATGTGCCGCAAACAACTTGTTTGCGTGAACAATCAAATGCTCAGCACTAGGAAGTTTATGGACAGCAGGGTCAGGATTATTCTGCCAAGCATTAGGCGAATCGCCGCTGGCCGTCAAACGCGTTGCATAAGTGTTACCAACACTCCACTCGTAACCACCATTGCCACCACCAGAACCAGTAGCAATAAACATGCGTGAACCCCACTGAGCCATACACGCACCATAATTGCTGGATGAAGTAACATCTGTTGGCGTACCAGCATTATTCCACTGAAGCGCAGTAAAGTTACCACCAGTTGACTTCAGAACCTTAGTAGAATTAGCCAACAAAATCGCTGGGGTAGAACCCTGAAAATTATATAGACGATGCGGCGACCAAGTACCACCAATTTCGGTAGTATTCAAACGCTGGATACCACCACGGCTGAACACCCCTCCGCGTGGGTCAATTTCAACATTTAACATGTCAGGCGACTCAAACGACGACAACTGGAACTGGTCGGCACGAAAGTTCAAACCACCAGTAAAATCACTGATTTCGGTAATATTCAGGCCAGCCATTACTGACCCAGCGTTCTACCAAGCCTCTGAATCCACCCATTGAAAGTCGGGCGACCAGCAGTACGACCAGCAGATAAAACTAGATGAGCATGATTCGTTGGCTTAAGAATAGCCTGACGAGCCAACGCAACACCCTCATCAAACGCACGCTTATAGGTATCAGCCATAACCGTATCTTCCAAACGCTGATACACGCGACTACAAGCATAATAAGCCAAAGGGAAATGCAAATTAGGACTCGCATCCACATTTCCCTCAAAAGTAATCCAATCAATCGGCTCACGATACGCACGAACAGTCAAAGTCCTAGAATTGTTCGGCTTCGGGAACAAATGAATCTTCCCCTCCCAAACAGCATAAAATAAAGGTTCACCACTCGTGTCATAAGAACCCAAATAGGTTCGCTCGCCCTCATCATAACTAATAAGGTCCAAGCGTGTACCCGTCGCAGTCGGGTCCACAATAGAAATCACCTCGGCAATAGGGTCCGAAGTAAAGTTGGCGATGACATAAGAACGCTGCTCAGCAACAGTATTAAAAGTAAAAGACTTCTCCAAAAACGGCCAACGGTCACCAGCATCCAAAATCCTGTAGTAGCCGTCACGAATATACAAATCCAACAAACTGTCAGGCAAATCCGTAGCATCCAAATCAGTGATGTCGCGAACAACATCCCTAAGGTCGTCAGCAGTCATCTGACTGTATGCCATTACTTGTCACCGCCAACATTGTCCTTGGCTGACTTGGCAAGCGACTTCAGGTGACCAGCGCAAAACTGTTGACCGCGAACCTTGTTCGCGCCACAAGTATCATCATTGCCTTCACATTTATCGCCACGACCCAAATACGGTCCGCTGGCAGCAGCCAGACGGGCATCCGCTGAAGCAGACAAACGATACCCGCTAATTTGGACACCATAATAAGAATGGGCAGGAACAGCGTTTTTAGTCATCACCTATGGGGATAATGTTCCCCGAACCCCAAATTTTGTGCCTTAAAAGGAAAAGGCGGGGGATTTACCCCCCGCCCAAACCAGTTTTTTACTTAATTACTTACGGTAAATGCTGACGGTTTCCGCACCAGTGAAAACACCGATGAAAGAAGCCGACGATGCAGCAGCAACGGCTGCAGCACCAACCAGCGTCACACCAGAAGCACCAGCCGTCAAAGTCACCGCATGGGTGTCGGCAGCCAAGTTGACAACCGTGAACTCAAACGAAGTGCCAACAACCTCACCATCAACAGCGGCAGCAAGTTGCGCACCAGTTGGGGTCGTCAACGCACGACCAGCAGTGGGGGTCATCGTATAAACGACAGGACCACCAGCAAGCAGGGTTGCGGCAGACTGGGTGGTAGCAGCATCGGTAGCGGCAACAACA